TTTGTTCGTCATCCGCACTAAATAAACTAATAAGTGCAGCTCTACGAATACCACCAGCGAGGACAGCGTCAGCAATGTGACAAACAATATCGTGTACTTCAAGAGTTGATAATTGTTCTCCGTTTTCTTTTTGGTTTAGTAGTCCTTCAATCTTAACCAAACATTCTTTTAGTGGTTGTGGTCCTGGAGCTTTACCACCTGAAGTAATTAATCTGGCTCCTTTCGGTCTAATGTCAGAATAATCAAATTCTACTCTACTACCACCACCATTCATATATGTTTTCATAAGAACTTTAATTGAGTCTGCCCAACCTTCTATCGAGTCTCCAATTAAAAATCTTTTTTTCCTTTTTTGGTATGGTTTTTGTATCACTGGTAGTTTAGCGACGTGGTGTTTTTGTACTGAATACCCAACACCCGTACCACCTAGTAATAAAAACATTGTTTCTGAAAAAGAGTCAATATGGTCTATAGGTAAGTAAGCACAATTATAAATTCTATTAGGTGATATCTCGATAGGTTTACCACCAAACTGCATAGACCTCATAGATGGTAAAACTTTTTTGTTATAAACTAATTTATATTTTTCATCAATCTCATCTTTCAGGTCTGGATATCTTTTTTGATGCATTTCTTTATTCCTTGTCACTAACTCTTCCCACGACTCTCTTCTATTCAGTTCTGGTAGATACTTAGCGTACTTCATGTAGACAGTAATATCCGACAGAATCTTATTTGATACTTCCATATTTGTGCTTTTTATTAATTATTTTTATTTATTATTTGTTCTCTTCTTTGTAGAGCACGAGTTACTCTCTCTCTGTTTCTATTGGTTTTTTCTTCTTCAAAACCTAAGAACGTTTGGGTTGTTTCTGTGTTTATTTCTAATGTTGCGTTATCAAACTTACAATTTTCAAAGATTACCCCGTCTTTTCCTAACCTAGATTTAACAACAGCGATTGTAGCTAACCCTAATTCTTTTTGTTGTAGAGTTTTAGCTACAGATATTATAACGTGACCAACTTGTGCTTTTTTAATTGACCCACCCATCATATCAGTGGTTACAACTTCAGAACTAATAGAAGTCCTGTTTCCTTGAGTTGCTGTCCATCCAGCTATATCTAACTCATGACACATACCTTCAAATTTTCTCATAACTGAACCCTCACCTTTCCATTCATCGTTAAATGCACGGTCTGGTAATATACAATCTATATAGTCTATTAAAACCATATCAATTTTTGTACCTTCTGATATAATTTTTCTTACTTGGTTTTTAATCTGTAACATGCTCATCTCGTCCGATGGTAGTTTTTTTAGTATTAGTTTACCTCCCGTTTTTTTCATTTCGTCAGCTTTATCCAATACCGTTTCTTTATGTTCACTTAATTCATCATTAGGTATACCAGTCCAACAGGTAAAATGTTTTCTTTGTATTATTTTAGGGTTATCCTCAAAAAATATTTGTAATACATTATACCCCATATTATACGCTGAATTAGCAAATCTAGTTAACATAGTTGTTTTCCCAACACCAGTGGGTGCTAATATAACACCAATTTCTCCTTTGGCTAACCCCCCATTTAATATATTATCTAAACCATCTATACCTGTAGGTACCGGGTGTCTATAATCTTCCTCTAATAATTTTTCTAATTCTGTAAAGATTTCAAAACTTCCTTGGTCACCATCACCTATTTTAATAGCGTCACGAATTAATTCCTCACATTTATCATAACTTTCAAAGTCACCTTTTTCCATTATACTCTCAACCTTTCTGATAGCTTTTTTAAGTTCTTGTTGTTTACAAAAATTTAGAGCTTTCTCTTTGATGAATAGGTGGTCCTCAAATGAAGCTTCTTTGACTTCTTTTAACATATCAAAAATATTTTTTCTTGCCATTTCGGAAGAAATTTCTATTCTTGTTAGTTGGTCTAGGGCGTCAAATGATGGTGCTGTTTGGTATTTTTCGTAATATTCTTTAATTAACTGCATAATTAATCTGAAATACTGGTTATCAAAATATTTTGCTGTTATCGCATCTATTATTGATTGGAAAAAAGTATTGTCAGTTACTATTAGGTTAATTAGTTTTAGTTGGAAATTATACCCTAGGTATCCAAAGTTTTTATTCTCATTCATATTTTTGTTATTATAATAATAAGTACTAGATTAGTTAACAATTAAGTTATAATCTTGGTAGTTTGTTGTAACTTTTCTTTGTGATAGTACCGACGTTAGTTCTCTCAATATAGAAGATATTTGTGGTCTTATGTCCACAGTGAATCTAACTTTCGGGGGATAGATGCTGGCAGGTATGATTGTATCGTAAAATACCTTGTTACCTTTCTTTAATGTTATCGTAAAATACTCATCTTCTTGAGCTTCATCTAATGTATTTTCTTTATAGTTACTTTCTAATAAATATAAAGTTTTAAGCTTTAATCTATCCTCAATATCACTAACAATTTCTGTTATTACATAGTGCAGGTCTATTGATTGTGTCGCTCTATCGTTAAAGTTTCTTACCGAAAAGAATCTTTGGCAAACTATATTATTACCTAATTTTAATACGAATTCACATTTTTGTGTATTTTCTACTTTTTGTTTAATTTTAGTCATTTTTTTTATTTTTATAAAAATCTTTTTCTATTCTTGTTAATCTTAAAAATGGTCTTACGAAATCTACCCAAGAATCATCTTTCTTAGGTAAAATATTAAGAATTCCATCTGACATCATCAAGCCCAAAGCGTTTTTCCAGTGTCTTCCTTCTGGGTCGATAGCTTCTCTTGATAGGTCGTTTATCCCTTTTACGGCGTCTTTAGTTAAGAATTGTTCCCCTACCCCTATAATGGTATAGTTTGTTTCTAATATCGAACCTTTATGGTTAATATTGGGTGGTTTTTGGGTTACTTCTTCTAATATATTTTGTTCTTTTTTGTTAATTTTGTCTTTTGATTTTATAGTGTCTATTATTTCCTGTAAAGTTACTGTTTTTTCTAGTATTTCTGGTTTTATTTTTATTAAAGATTTTACCCCAACCATTTTTATACCATATATATTATCGGAAGAATCACCACATATAGTTTTAACCACTCTAACATTGTTTGGTGGTATGTTAACTCCGTTTAGTGGTACTTTATCACCGTCTTTAAATAATTGGTTTAATGAAATTACATGTACTGATACATTTTTTTTTATTAGTTGTAGTAAATCCCTATCGGATGTTAGTACTATAATTTCTTCTTTGGTTGCTTTTTCACAATAATGTGCTATGCAGTCATCCGCTTCACACCATTTAAAAGTTGCTTGTCTAACATAAAGTTCTTCTAGGTATTCTTGTACACGTAATTTTTGTCTAGCGTATGATTGTAAATCATCTTCAGATTTAGGTTTAGCCCTCCTATTTAATTTATAATCTGGGTATAATTCAAGTCTGGGTTTAGTGTTGTGTTCACCATCCCAACATACCACAATTTTGGTTAGTAGGTACACATCTATTAATTTTCTTAGGGTATTAAGAAAGTGGTATAAACCGCCTATGTGGTCCGTACCATTATACATATTCTTAATACCGTGAAAACCAGTATTTAATAAGGAGTTTCCGTCAACTAATAATGTTCTTGTCAAAACACATTTTTATAAGGTTAAACACTTTTTTTACTTTACAATTTCTAATAATTCTATCTCAAAACTTAAATCTTCACCAGCTAAAGGGTGATTCATATCTAAATTTACACTTTCTTCGTCAATTTTTACTACTTGTCCTTGTACTGGTCTTCCTTTGTCATCTTGTCCTTGAATAAAACCATTTAGTTCATATTTTAAAGATTCTGGAAATTCACTTTTTTTAACAGTGATTACAGCCTCTGCAATATAATTACCGTAAGCTTCTGTTGATTCAATATCTACTTTTGCTGTTTTACCAACTTCTAGGTTTTTAACGGTGTCGTTAAATCCTTTAAGTAATTGCCCATCATCAATTATAAATTCTAGTCCTTCTCCTTTTTCTCTTGAGTTGTCAAATTCTGAACCGTCTTTTAAGGTCCCTACATAATGTACTTTTACTTTATCTCCTGTTTTTATTTCAGTCATTTTCTTTTTCTATTTTTAAGTCGAAATCACCACCTACACCTAATTGCTCAGACCAAAATGTGGAGTTTTCTTGTTTATAATTTTCTATTGATTTTTTTTCTTCATTAGGTTCTCTACCAGCTATAAATCCATGTGGTGTTATAAGTATTTTTCCATCCTCGTAACCCAAACCATTAACATGGTTTTTCATAATTGTTATTTTAGTTCTAGTAGCAAACTTAACTTTTCTTTTTTCTTTAACAGCTGAAATATTTGTAGTTCCAGCATTTTTTTGATTACCAAACCTAAAAACTAATGTAGAGTTTAACCATAATGATTCACCTCCTTTTGCTTTAATTTTAGGTTGTCCAAATGGGTTGTCTGGTAATTCTACCCATGGTTGGTTTACCACAACTAGTGTGTTTGTGTACTTTGAGTCTTGTCTTCTGGATTTACCAATTCTTTGGTTTAGTCCCATTCCTATTTTGTCAGCTAATGTGGCTGCGTTATGCATTTTACCACCTTTACCATCAAAAGTCATTTTACAAGGTACTGAGCCAACAGAATCCCATAAAAACAATAAATCGTATTCTAATTCACCCTTATCTTGTGCGTCTAATAATTCGTTTACATAGTCGGTGATTTGTTCTATATACTGAAAGTCGTTGTTAAAAAGAAAAAATCCATCCCAGTCTATTTCACCGGTAGTTTTATCTACAACTTCTTCACAATCAAAACCTAAAAGTTTAGCGTGTTCAAAACCCCATTTTTGTTCTGTAATAATCAATACCGGTAACACTCCTTTATGTTGGGCGTCAACCGCTGCCTTTATTAAAGCTGTGGTTTTTCCGGTATCAGAATGACCTAGGAACATTTGTAGGTGACCCATTGCTGGTCCTGGTAATCCAGTAGCATCAAGGAAAGCTTCCCCTAAATCAAAAAATCTTTCTGGTTTAAAGTTAGCTTTCTTTGAGAATTTCTCTTTCAAGTCTGAAAATGTTCTTTTTTTCAATGCCATAATCCTTAATTAAAATGGTAGGTCTTGAGATTGTGGGTCGTTCGCTTGTGGGTCATTGATAGAACCTAATGTTGTTGTGTTTGTTGAATTACTAACACTGTTAGGGTCGTCGTAAGTATACTTCTTAAGTTCCGAGTCCCAAACTGGTTCTAGTCCTTTTGAAATAGCTTCTAGGTATTCTACTGGTTTTTGTGAGTATACGTCTTTCCAAGTTCTTTCGTCTTCAGTCCACTCTTTTGTTTGAGTTTGGTCTTCAGATAATTTACCTGGGTCTTCGTACATAACTGAAGATACTGTTGTATATTCACCTCTACCTCCTGGTAATGGAAGGGTTTGGAGTATTAGGATTAGGTCTCGCCCTTCATTTGCGTCGGTTACATCTCCTTTATTTCTCCAAATAGGTATAATCTTATCTATTGGTCCATTTCCTTTCCAGTTGTGTTTAAATCTCCAGAATTTAACACCGTCTTCTTCATTGTCTCTATCTACAACTTTTACTATGTAAAATTTTTGTGAACGATAAGAACGTGCTAATTCTTTTGATTGTGCATCACCAGCTAGTCTTAAAGCTTCTTCAACTTCATTTAATGGACTTCTTTCACCTGATGGTTTTCCCTCTGAATTTTTACCCGGGTCATAAAGTTTTTGCCATCTTCCTTGAACTTGTATATTGTGGAAAAATACTTCTTTAAAAGGTGATGTACCGTCTGTTGTTGGTACTATTCTGATTCTTTTTTCTCCTTGTTTTGTTCCTTTTGGTAACATTATAGAAAGATATTGTTTCATTCTTTCTTCTGATGTCATTTGTGGTTTTGTGGAACCACCACTTTGTTTGTTTTTCTCGTA